ACTTTATTCCGTGGGAGTTATTTTCACAATTTAAAACTAACGTTCCAGGGTTTGTATTACCACCAATAACTACTTCACCAGTTCCATTTGGTGTTGCAGTAATCGCTCCGTTTGCTCCATCTGTAATTGTAATATTACCAGAGTTTGTTCCTGAATTTGTGTCTAAAACTAAATCATATGCACCGCTTGATGTTAAAGTTGCAGCAGCTGATCCTGTACCAACTTTAAGTTCACCAGTTCCTTTTGGTGATAATTCTAAATCAATATTTGAGTCACCACCAGCAGCTCCTAATTTAGCACCAGAACCTGTAGCAGCATTTGTAATTTCTAATTGGTTAACAGCAGAAGATGTAGTTTGAAAAATTAATTGCTCATTTCCATTTTCATCTCTAATTCCATGATCATCATCAAAATCAATCATGAAAGAATTAGTATCTAAATTACCACCTAATTGTGGTGATGTATCATCTACAAGATCACTTGCTAATGCAACAGAAGCAAGGTTTGGATTAGTGCCATCATCAGCTTTTGCATAAACTAAAGATGTTTTACCGTTTGCTACCGCAACTGAATCACCAGAACCTGTAGCGTATTTAAATGTTACAGTTTGAGATCCAGATGTTGAATTTTTTAAAATATAAAAATTTTGTACATCAAGAGGGATAGTTACATTTCTGCCTGATGTTAATGTTCCCGTAAATTCAATAATTCTATGTGCAAGAGTTGCACCTGTTCCGCCATCTGTTACTGATAAAGTTGTATCTCCCGAGTCTGATACTGCTTGTGTGGTATAGCCACCAGAAATCTGTTCTACTATATTTAAATTAGTATTTGTTTTTGTACCCCATGTACCTGCATTTTCACCAGTTGCCTGTAGTTCAATACCCAAGGGTGTATATGTCGATGCCATTAAGCTGCTTCTCCTGTTACGTCGTTATAGCTTGTATTTGAGCCAGTTGCAACATCCGAATATGATGTATTCGAACCCGTTGAAATATTACTATACGACGTGTTACTTCCAGTGTCAATATTAGCGTACGCTAATACATTTACTGCTCCTACACCAACTGTAGAGGATTGTCCAGTTAATCCCATAACTTGATCTTTTGGATCTATCGTGCCTACCGAAGCTGCAGCAGAAACTCCTGTTAATCCCATAACATCTGCAGGTGTTAAAGAACCAGTTGACATGGTTGCTGATACTCCTGTAGGTGTTGCAACTGCAGATCCTAACCCTACTAATGTTCCTAAAGTAAATTCTGCTTGTACGCCTGTTAAAATTGCTGCATCATTTGGAACGACAACAGAACCTTGTCCCGATGTTATACCAAAACCTGTTAAATTAGCTTCGTGAGAAGTTACACCTTCAGCTGTTCCTTGTGATGAAGTTATCGCTTGACCAGTTACAGATACATCTTCGTTTGGTGAAACTGCTGTTCCTTGACTTACAGTTACTGATTGTCCAGTTAATCCCATAAATTGATCTGCAGGATCAATTACACCAATGGCTGCAGTAGAAGAAATTCCTGTTAGAGCTGTTGTAACCTCTATAACATTTGTAATTGAATTAACTGATGATTGAAAAGATACTCCGCCTACTTCAACTGTTTTCGGAATCACTGGTGAAATAGAACCAGTTGTTCCAGTAGCAGAAACACCAGTTGGTTCTACGGTTACTGTAATTACGTTAGAAATTGATCCAATAGAAAATGTAGATGATATGCCTGTTAATGAAACTGTTTCGTCTGCAAGATTTCCCCACTCACCATCATTCCAAGCTTTAGCACCCCACCCTGTTGCAAGAACAGAATTTTCATTCCAATAAGCTCGGCCCCAGGTGAATCGACCCCATCCTGTTTGAACCGACATAGTGGTCCTCCTATGCTAATCTTATGATCGCGTTTGTAGCGTCTGCTGTTGGAAACTGAATTGTGAAAGTTCCGTTAGTTGCTGTTTTATCAGAACCAAAAGCAATTGCACAAACAGCTGCATTAGAATCAGAAGAGTTATAAATTAAAGCACCGTTTGCTGTGAAAGATGCAGATGAATAACTTACATCAGAAAAATCGCAAATTGCAGTTGTGCTTGATGCGACTGGAGTTACGCTTGTTAACGTAGCACCACCAGATGTGTAAGCAGTTCCAGATGTATTTGTAATTTCTTCTGAAGTTGAAAACGCAGTAGTTGATGCACCAAGAGTTGCATCACTGTCATATAAAGCAATTTTAAAAGTGTCACCAGTTGTTGCTGTAAAATTGTGAACACCTTTTAATAATTCTACTTTAAAACTTGTACAAATTGCCGATGTTATTGCCATATTTTATCTCCTAAGGGTTTACTGAGTTAATTGGTATTCTAACGGCTCCGTCTGTGTAGTCGTCTCTTCTACGTCTACCAATTTGCTCGTTTGCAAACTTCTGTACTTCTTCTTTATACTTTGTTTCGTATAAAGTCAACATATCTGCAGGACCCTTTAAAAACCCATAAGTCTCAGATAAACAACAGTATAATAAGCCATTTGGGAAGTTTAAACTGATATAATTAGTAGTATTATCTGAAGCTAAAGTGGCTGGCATCTTGTTGTAATGAACTCTAAATTTGTAATTTGTATTAGGAGTAGGAGCTAAAAAGATACGTCCAGAATTAGTATCTCCATCTCCAGTGGCACCACCAAACATAGCATAATATTTTGGTTTACCTTGTGCTGCAGATGTCCCTGTAATGGGTTGATACTCTTGTAGGTATGTTACGTCTTTTTTTTCTAACCAAGTGTTTGATCCAGTAAGCACGGCACTTGAATCGTAGACCTGTATACCTCTAATAAATAAAGCTCCACCTGGAGCGTTAATTGTTTCTTGCCCTGGAACTAAATTACCAGACTGTTGTTTTCTATCTGAATCAATCGGAATATCACGCATAATTCTGTATTGCGCGTTTAAAATAATATTCTCTAATTGATCAGTAGATAAAACATTTGAATCTACCTCTGTGTAGTTTCTAATTTGTGTAACTAATCCTGAATAACTTATTCCTGCCATTATGCTGATAACGTGACTGGTCCAACGGAACAGCCTTCGCCTCCTCCTTTTACTCCCCCTTTTGTAGCAGTATCTGTATCAACTGTAAAATGAAAAAAATTAGCTACAGAGTAGTCACTAGTATTTCTAGCGTCGTTTACATATAAACCTGTTGTAATTGTATATCCCGCCGCCTTTGCAATATTAACTCCTGATATGCCATCAAAACTTTGAGGATTTGTAAATTGAAAAGTTCCTCCAGCTGCTGTAACTGCTAAAGGTGCTCCTCTAAATCTTTTAGTATCACCATTTGTTATACCATGTCCTGGAGCAGTTACGTTTATAATTCCAGAGCCAGAAGAATAAGTTTCAAAAGCATCTATTGGTAATGAGTATGGAACACCTGGTTCTGTTCTATCTGGTCTAACATTACGTAAAGATATTGCATCACCATTCATAGGTTTAGGTTCTAACTGTGGTTGTTTTGGTTCAAACTCTGATATATGAACTAAAGCTCCATTCCACTCTCTAACCATTTCTCTATAAGGAAATTCTAAACCAGACCTATCTGATATTGCTTTTGAGTGTTTACCTGTTGCGTACTTTGCCATTATGTACCTGGGTAGTAAGCTTTAGGTGTAATATACGTGCTTGAAGCTGACCCATCCTCTGCTAACGCTCTTGCTAATTCATCTTCATATAATAATTTTTGAGTTTGAATTCTATCTGGAGCATATTTTTGTGCTAAGTAATATGCAAGTCCTGATACCATACAAGGCACAAATCTAAATGGCACATCGGTTGCATTTGTATAATCCCCGACATCTTGTATTCTTTTAATAAAATAGAAATGCATGTCTTTGGACGCGTTTGTAGAATCTGGTGTTGGATAAACGTGTATTCTAACTTTGTCTATAAATCTCTCTACCCAATATTGATTAGGTGTTCCTTTTGATAATTTATTTGAAAACGCTGCATAAGTAGATCTATCCACTTTTGTCATTGGACTATCTGCTTGAGTTGTTTGAGTTCTGTTTGATCTTAATTGTGCTTCCAATACGTCAGACATTCCATAGATACCGTTTGATGGTGTTGTAGTTGCACTTGTGCCATCATCACTTGATCTAAAAAAATCATAATCAGATTGTCCTTCAATCAAGTCAAGGTTAGTTTCATCTATTTCCCAATAGTGAATACCTCTATTACCCCATTCTTGAAAAAGAACATTTAAAGATCTTCTTGCGTTTTTTAACTGGTAACCAGCTACGCTCTGTAATCCAATACGTTCAAATGCTTCTTCTACTATTTCATCAATAGAAAAAGTTTTGTCGAACGTAGCTGTTCCCGAAGTTGTATTAGCCATTCAAACTCCTACGATTCGTAAACTTTAATCCATTCACAAACAACTGTAGCGGTATCTCCTGCAGTACATGCGGGTAATGTTATATTAACATCTCCAGTAAAACCACTTGCTTCAGTGTTTTTTAATCCACCAAAAGAAGAGTAGTCATACTCCATTTCACCATTCATAGTTAAAAACACTACATCTGATGTAGCATCCCATAACATTCTGAGTGCATCTACCTGTGCTGTTACTGAAACATTAAAACTAACTTTATTTAACCTTACTTTAGTGCAAGCTTTACCATTGTTAGTTGCTAATGCAGATACATCAACAATCTTTGTTGTGCCTCCAGAATTATCAGAAACTACGTTGTAGTGGGTGATAAGTTTTTTTGATCCGTCAAATACAGTTGTATTTAATACTGTGTCTGCCATTTTTTGTCCTCCTTTTAAAGAGCGCCTGCATCACCAGGCGCTCCGAGTTATCTATTAACTATCAGCAAAAGGTGTTGCTTCGGTACCTGTACCGATTAACACAGCTTCTACTAAATATACGTTGTCTTCAAGTGCAGTGATAGTAACTGTACTACCTTTGTCTCCACCTGTAGTTCCACCGTTCATGCTTATAACATCATTACTTGATCCTGGAACAAATGAACTGTTTGTACCATCTGCAACATTTACAACAGTTGCGTGACCAACAAATTTGTCAGTTCCGTCTGTTTTAATATCGCAGTCAGAGCAATCTGTGCCTACAAAAAATTTGTAGACAGCACCTAAGTGACTGTTCACATTAGGGTCATTGTCTCCAGCAGAAGCACCTTTGCTATCCGCTTTAATTGTTGGAAGTGTAATAGCACCATCAGCATCATTTACTTTGATAACTTTACCTGCATGAGCAGCAAAAGTTAAAGTAGTTTCCGCTGTGATGTTTACCACTTCATCAGGTCCTGCAGCCACAAATCCTCTTTGGGAAACGACTGGTCCTGAAAACGTTGTTCTTGCCATGATTATATCCTCCTAGTTTGCAGATCATAGTCTCTAGGCCGTCGACTGTACGCGTCTATGATCTATTTATAATTATACAGTGATAAAGTTATACTCTTATTTTTTAAAGAGCGCAAGAGAGCCTGTAGTGTAGTTGTGATTTTTTAAATATGTAGCCTTTTATTAAGTAGCTACTGAAACTTCTGGGGCAGCGTCATCAACTCTATTTTGTAAATGAGCCCTTTGAGCTTCTGCTTGTTTAATATGGTTTATAACTTCTCTGATCTTATGATCAATGTTAACCATATTGAGAGTATATCTACCCTCGTTCAGATGCTCCTGTTCCCAGTTTAACTCCAAGGACCTCTTTTGTTTGTAAAGGTCTGTTAAGTGTGCTTGCATCGTGGACCTCCTCATAGGTAATCCATTTTTTACGGGTATCGTAAAATCCCGTTGTTTCCCACTTTATATCAGATTGTCCCAACCTGTCAACTATAGAATTTTCTATATCTTCAGCGGAATCTTTGCACTTAACATTAAATTTAGTGCGGTACCCATAAGCATATATTTTAACTTGAAATTCCTTTATCATTTTTCACCTTTTTTGCAAGAAAAAAGGGGGCGATTGCTCGCCCCCTTCAAGATTAGTTATTACGCACCTTCTACGCCGAAGATACCTCTAGGGTCTGATACTCCAAATGAGTATCTTTCTCTAGCTTTGTATCT